GTGGCGTGAGCACCGTTGACCGTGCCGTCGGCCAGGGTGCCGGGGGTGTGGGTCTTGACGTTCTGGTCCATGTGCCAGTCGAAGCCGAACTTGTGGATGATCTGGCCCTCGTTGATCGCCTGGGCGTCTCCGGTGAAGGAGGCGTCGGTGAAGGCCCGGAGGTTGAGGGCGCTGCCCTCGCAGTCCGGGTCGAAAACGAACCGGCGGCTGCCCAGGGGGGCGAGCTGCTTGTTCAGGAGGACCCTGGCGGCGGTGATCTCGGCGTGGTTGCTTCCGAAGGGGGTGGTCCCAGGGGTGCCCACGATCCCATAGAATTTGGTGTAGAGCCCCAGGAGGTAGCTGTCCACGTTGTTGGCCAGGGCCTTGACCGCCTCAGAAGCCTGCATGGGAATAGTCCCGTTCATGACCTCCATGAGGTCCTTGTCGGTCAGGAAGAAGGGGGCCTCCATCCACTGATCCATGGCGATCGGCACGGAGTCCGGGGCGATAGCCTGGGTGTCGGTGGGCGGGGTGGCCCCGGGAGCCACCGCGTTGACCGCGATCGCGCTGGGGATGGGGACATTGATGGTGTCGCCCTTCTGGGCGGCCATATTCTGGTAATCGCCGTTGACGATCCGCGGCATGACCGCGTTCTGCCGGAGGGCCAGGAGGCCCTGGGCCAGGAGCTTGGGGATGACTTTGGACAGGTCGTTGTCGGCCACTTTTCAGTCTCCTCTATCGGTGAATATGCAGTTGACGTTGTTTGGTGGCCGGAGGAAGCCTTTCAGACCACCTGGACCTTGCCGGAAGCGATGTCCTCCAGGTTCTCCCCGAAGGCCTTCTGGTCGTTCCGGTCGATCTGCTTTGGGTTCTTCCCCCCGAGGCCCTGGTTGTTCTCGGATCCAGAGCCGCCAGAGCCCTCGAAGAGGTGAGGGGCGTCCTTGAGCAGGCTGTTGGCCCACTCCTCCGGCCGCATGGGTGAGGTTCCGTCGTTGCCGTAGATGGTGGCACCCTCGGGGTTCAAGGCCACAGCCTCGCCAGCGTCGTTGATCTTCCAGACCGCCCGGGCCCTGGACAGCACGTCGGGCATGGCCCCTTTGCGGACAGCGCCCACGGAGACCACGGCATCGGTGATGACCTTGTCGACCTTGACTGCGGTGAGCTGCTGGGTCCGCTCGGAGAGCTTGCCATCGAGCTCCTTGTTCTTGGCCTTGAGGGCCTCCAACTGGCTCTCGAAGTCGGCCTTCATCCGCTCGGTCCGGGCGGCGACCAGCTCATCGACCTTGCCAGCGTCCAGAAGCTCCTTTTCCTGGAGCTCCTGGAGCTTTTTCTGCGCCTCCCGCGCTTTCTCGGGGTCGATGTCCTTGTACTTCTCGACCGTCTCCCGGAGGCTTTTCTCGGCCTCCCGCCGAGCCTTCCTCTCCTTCTCCAGAGCCGACTTGAGGCCATCGGTGTTCTCGTCGTCCTCAAGCTTGAGCCTGAAAGTCCCGTCGTCCTGCTTCTCGTAGAGACTCCGGTACTGCTCCTCGACCGTGTTGATGTCCTGAACCACCTTCTTCAGCATCTCTGGAATCCTCCTGGCGTCTCGCCTTTGGTGAGAGCCCGTCATCCCGAACGGGCAAAGAAAAACCGGCCTGGGCTCTCCCCTGGCCGGTGACTTGCTGGAAAATGGCCCGGTCAAGATCCGGGCCCCGCGGATATGGAATCCTGTTGGTTAGAAGCTCGAAAACGTCCAGCTCCTGGGCGAGCTGGGCCCACCTCCTGGCTTTGGGGCTTAGGCGCCTCCTACGGGCGTGGGCTCCGCAGATCCTCGACAACGGCGGCGTGCTCTCGGGCTTCGGCCCAAACCACCGCGTCTCCCAGGGCCGGAATGGTATTGAACCCACTTTTCCGACCCCCTCATTTTTTTGAATTTTTTAAAAAACTCTTTACAAATGTAACCCAGTGCGTTACACTTTAATCATCTTTTAAACAACCTTTTTGGGGGACCAAGTGATTAAGTCGTTTAAGCACAAGGGTCTGAAAAAATTTTTTAATTCTGATTCTGTCGTCGGCATCAACCCACAACACAAGGAGAGAATAAGACTTCTTCTATCTGTCCTTGATGTGGCCAAAGGGGTTACGGACTTCGCCCCGGACTTGAACCTTCACCGCTGGAAGGTGGCTGACACCTGGTCAATCAAGGTCAGTGGGAATTGGAGGATCATTTTCAGGTTTGACGGCCAAGACGTGATCGATGTAGATTTATGGTCTCACTAGAAAAAAAGCCTACGGTTTCCCTCCACGTGAGACGGTGTTTTGTGGAGGTGAGTAGGCGGGGGAGAAGACATGGCTAAAAGAATGAAGCCCTCCCACCCCGGTGCGGTTCTTCGTGAGCTCTACCTGAAGGACCTGGGCATCTCCCAGGTTGAGTTCGCGGCCTGTCTAGGGGTTTCCAGGAAGGCGGTTTCCAAGATTGTCAATGAGCACGGCTCGGTCACCCCGGAGATGTCACTCCGTCTTTCCAGGGCCCTGGAGACCAGCCCAGACTTCTGGCTCAACCTCCAGAAGAACTATGACCTCTGGGTCGCTGAGTACGAGACCACTGACTGGCAGAGCGTCTGCGCCCTGCCGGTGCTGGCGGCCGGAGCCGCTTGATGGTCCTGGCCGGCACCCTTGCCCGTCTTCAGCAGTCGTCAAGGCATGCAGCCACGATGGCGGCCTTGGTTGTCTCCAAGTCGAAGACGACCTGGGCGGTGGTGCCGGCCATGCACTCGTAGTACCCGATGCCCTCCTCCTCATAGGACACCACGCAGACCTCTATCTTCCCGGCCTCCAGACGGTCGGCCAGGTTCCTCAAGGCCTTGGCTCCCTCGGCCCTGTCGTTGGTCCGGTCGAACGGGATGACCTTGCTCATTTAATGGATCTCCCGGTGAACCCAGATCGGTAGTTGCCCGGAGCCGGCCTTGAGCTCAAGGTAGGGCATGCACCAGCAACGATCGCTCAGCCGGTGAATCGGGCCTTGGTCCGGCGGAATGATGTGGATGGCCTGCGTCGGTCCGTTCACCGGTAACTCAAAGACTGACCACTTACCCTCGACCCCTTCACCGACCAGCATCCCGGACCCCCTTAGGTAGGTTTGTTTTTATTAACTCATCCTGACAATAAATAATTTTTTTATATTGACTAATGACTAGGGATTTCACTATGTTGGTTTGTCACTAACTCAATAATGGAGGCGAAAGGTAAATGGGTATTGACCTTGACAGATTTGAACAACTGCTAAAAAACAAGGCAGGTTTGCAGGAAATAAAAGCGGACCTGGGTGTAAAGAATAAGGTCAGCCTTCAAACCGCCTATGGACGCTTGGTAGCGCAGAAAGGGAAGGTTATTGAACCTCCCGACGGCCTTTTTGCCAGACCGGGTTCAGGATCAGGGGGAAGAGGGGTCAGCTCCACTGTAGTCAACGGAAAACAGGGTCTACGCTTGTCCCCCAAAAGGATGGAAAGCCTAGGGTGCAAGGTTGGGGATAAATTCACTCCGTTCAAGGATGGGGATAATATTATCCTCAAACCGGTATCCTAAGTTGATCTGGTAGCACGCAAGACACTGAGTGGGAGGGGTTTACCCCTCCCCTTTTTATGCCCTCCTCCGCGCCAGGGCCTTAAGCTGCTTGATGGTCCTGGTCCGACCCTTGCGGTTGAGGATGTCCTGGTAGTCGATCCGGCCTGACTTGATCATGCCCAGGCGGGTCTGGCCCAAGTGGTCGAGCTGGGCCCCCTTGGGCTGCTTCTGGAGCCAATCCCAGTAATCCGGAGAGCGCCGGAGCTGGCCCCGGACCGCCTTGTACTTTGGATACTGCCCTTCGATCTTCTGGAGGCCCCGCTCATCCTGGACCCCAAGCAGCTCGGACCAGGACTCGACGTGGGGGATCAAACCACAGCGGCAACGGGCGTGCCTGGGCGGCCTTGGCCCGCCTACGCCGTTGGGAATGTCCTTGACACCCTGAACCCCTTTGGTCGGCTCCAAGGCGAACACGCGGCCGTGTAGAGGCCCACAGAGGGGGCAGGTCCTCCGGTCCAGGGTTGCGGACCACTCGACGGCGTTGACCAGGTCCTTGTTCTTCTCGATGGCCCCCCATCGGGCCCTGTTGGCGATCTCCTGGGTCCAGGTCCTGGCCAGTGTCCCGGCTCTGCCCCGGGCCCCGTTCAGGGAGGTTGTGAAGCGGGCGGCTATCTCCTCGTTGGTCTCCCCGAAAAGCCAACCCTGGGCCGCCTGGCGATGGAGCTGGGTTGCGGTCGCGTCGCCCAGGTCATCAATCCAGCCACGGAGCCTGGTCCCGGCGGCCGGAAGCTTGATCAGGGCCTCGGCCTGGTTTGCGGTCAGCCCGACAAAGGCAGCTCCGGAGATTTTGCCGTCGAAGCTGATGATGGAGGACATGGCCCGGGACTCATCCCGGGCCATGCTGGCCAGCTCATCGGCCACTGCGGTCTCGCGGCCCCCCGGGTTGTACCGGTTTTTGACCACTTCCCGGATCCAGGCGGCCAGGGCCCGGTCCCGCTTGATGGTGAAGGTCTCCTTGGTGTACTTGGCCAGCCGCTTCTCGATGTCCAGGACCGCCTGCTCGAGGTGGGGCATCAGGTCGTCGACAACCCCGTCCTCGATCCGGGTAACCCGGCGGATGTGCTCCACGGTCCGGTTTTGTACAATGGCCTCAAGGCGGGCCTCGATCTCCTTGGGAGTCATCGGTAGCCCCCAGGCTCATTGGCCTATGTATCTGATTTTTTTATTTTTTAGAAATTTTTTGGTTGACCTGGGTGGGCCAATTTGTTACGATATGATCATGACCAAGCAACAAAAATTGTTTGATAAAATTAAAAACAGGCCCCAGGACGTCAGGTGGTCCGAGTTCAAGAAGTTCATGGCCTTGGAAGGCTGCACGATGCGAAAGGGAAAAGGGACCGGTCGATTTTTCAGCAGACCAGACGGGGTCACAATAACGGTTGACAAGCCCCACGGATCTGCCAAGGTTGATACTGGGGCCGTGAAAAGGGCCCTCAAGGTTTTGGGATATTAGGAGGAGTAGATGGCCACATTAGAGGAATACATGGCCAAGGATTACCCGATGTTGATTGAGCCCGGGGAAGAGTCCGGGTTCATCGTGACCTTCCCGGACCTGCCCGGCGTCATAGCCCACAACGATATCAGGGAAGAGGCCATCAAGTCGGCCGAACGGCTCAAAGAGCTCTGGATCGGCGGACGTCTCGATTTGGGGTGGCCGGTTCCGGAGCCTGGGACCATTCCGCTGGTGCGTCTGTCCGACCAGGTTCAGGTTGAGGTGGCCCGGCTCGCCCAAAAAGAGCACGTCAATGCTGATGACCTGATCTCTGAATTGGTCCAGGCCGCCCTGGCGGACAGGGCCAACAAGGAGCGCCTGGGAACCTCAGAGGACCCCTCCTAAAGCAACCTCACCCGATCCTTGACCTTGTGCCGCTTGATCACGGCACCCGAGGGGAGCCGTACCAAGACGGTCTTGTCGTTCTCGGACAGGAGGACCCCGACCACGCGCTTGCCCCGGATATTGAAGGTCCGGGTTTCCCTGGGAAGTCCCTGGTTCACGCCTCGCCCTCCCCTTCCTGCGGCACCTCTTCACCTGTCCCGGGCGCGGGCACGTTGCCCTCGGCGATGAGCCGCTCCTCCTCCTCGGCCGTCCGGCCCTCGGGCAGCATCTCGCCCTCGCGGAGGTTATGAATGAAGGTGTCGAAGCTCATGGCTCCTGACTGGTAGGTCTGGAGCAGGGCCTGGAGCTCGGCCGGCTTGAGCCTCTCGGAGATGAAGTCGGTGTTGAGCTCCACCCCCACCTCTTTCGGGTTGGCCTTGACCCATTCAGCGGCGAACTGCCCGGCCAGGGTGAAGGCCTGGGCCACAGCCAGGACGATGGAGATAAGAACGGAGTGTTCCCCGGCCTGGCGCATCCTTGACACCTCGGCCGTCTCCACCTGGGCCCTCTGGCCCTCCAGGATCCGGGCCCCCAAGGTAGCCATCAGCCGCTCCAGGCGGTCCATGCTCCGCTCAATGGCCTGGAGACCGGTTCCCTGGAACTCGAGGTAGCCGGCCCTGCCCTCCTCGCCCAGGACCCAGGCCCGGCTTGAGCCCAGGGACAGCGGCTCATCATCATCGGCCTGGACCCCGGAGACCCAGGCCTGGGGCAGAGCGGTCCAGCGGAGGCCCCACTGAAGGTCGGCGTCATTGATGTAGTGCCGCAGGTTGGCCACTACCACGCCCAGCATGGGCGGCTTGAAGATGTCCCAGGAGACCCTCTTGGGGTTGATCGGGAAGAAGGGGATCCGGTTCAGAGGCTGTCCGGTGTTCCTGGGGTCGATCTCCTCGACCACCTCGAACTTGTCATTCTTGTCCCCGCCCTTCTCCCAGAGCCTGACTTTGTAGACGCCGCTCTCAAGGTAGAGCTCCCGGTACCTGGTCACCTCCTCCAGGACATAAGGGTCGGCATCCTTGGGCTCATAGGCGTTCTCCCGAAGGACCACGAGGGTCGGCACTCCGGTTTCGGTAACCCGCCAGTTGACCACCTGCTCGGCGTCATAGACGTTGATGTAGGGAACGGAGCCTTCCCGGCTCATGTCCACGAACAGCCCGGTCCTCCCGGTGAGGATGACCTCGGACACGGACTGGACGATATCCTCCCGTTTGACAAAGCCCTCCAGGCTGTTGGGGAGCTCGATCCGCGGGTCCTTCCGGGTGGCGGCTCCGGCCAGGCCGTCCACGGTCCTGCCCACCGCTTCATAAAAAAGGGCCCTTTTCTTGTAGGCCAAGTACTCCTCAAAGCGCTGGTTGACCTGGAGTTTGGGGAGATAGGTCTCGCCGGCCGCCTGGACAGCATCGTGGCCCTTGTAGGTGTCCCGGCACTTCTGCCAGGCCTCCTCCATGGCCTCATAAGCGGGGTGTTTGGAGTCAATCGGCATTTCACCCTCTTTAGGCGATGTGGGCCACGTTCAACCGGGTGGCTCCACCTATGCTGGCCATGCAGGAGTAGCGGGTTTCGTCCCCGGCATGGTCCTCTTGATCGGTGTCCACGTCGTCCGGGTCCTTCTCGTCCCGCTGGAGGACGGGCACGGTGCGGAGCCACTCCCGGCAGACCTCGGTGATCCAGAGCCCTGGGCCCTCGGGGCAATCCTTGCCGGACTCCTCCAGCATCTCCCTCATCTTCTGCCAGCCGGCCTTGCGGTCGGTCTTGGCCCCTAAGAACTTGAGCTTGCCATTGGCTTCCTTGGCCCCCTCGACCATCTGCTGGTAAATGGACTTGCCGCCCTGGCCGATGAAGATGGAAGGGTCGGCAATGCACCCCTGCCACTTCCGTCCGGCCGAGTGGAAGACGATCTGCTGGCCGAGGACCTTGTTGGTGAGCCTGAGTCCCCTGTTGGGCACGGCCATGCCCCGGTTGTCTCGCTCGACCGTGTACCACTCCTTGAGCCGGATCAGGCTGCCCCGGGGGAAGACCCGCGGCTGATCCCCGACCATGACCATGGTGTTGTCGGCAACCCAGGCCCAGAAGCCCAGGGAGGACGGCTTGGCCGAGCCCCAGTCGAAGGAGCGGAAGAAGCGCCAGGTGTCGGGCGGCTTGATGAGCGGGAGGACCTGCCTGTCCGGCCGCCAGAGGTCGTCAAAGAATCCACCGGCGACAATGTCCCAGGAGCCCTCGAGCCAGGCCTTGCGCTTGTACTCATCGGTTATGGCCAGGAGGTTCCTGACGTACTGAGGATCGGCATCCAGGAGAATCGAGTTCTCCCAGATGGTCCCCTTGATCCGGACCCGCTGGCGCCCCTGGCCGTCCGTGATGACCACACCCCAGGGGGCGGGGTCCACGAACCTGGCCTTGACCCAGTTATGGCCGGCGCCGTAGGGGTTGGCGGTGGCCCGGATCTTCCGGGGAACGTCCTTGCTGGAGGACCTGGAGCAGGCTTGCATGTCCTCATAGCAGGATGGCGAGCCCCAGTTGGTGAGCTCATCCCACCCTATCCAGGGCAGCTCGAACCCGTGGTAGTTCCAGTAGTCGTCCGGCCGGTCCATGTAGCGGAGGAGCAACTCCTCCCCATCCGGCCAGGTCCACTTGTGGTCGCTCCCGTTCCAGAGGGGCTTGGGCCGCATCTGGTTGAACCAGCGGCGGGTCTTTACCCGGACCTCCTCGAGCTGCTTGAAGGTGTGCCGGAAGAGGATCCCCCGCCAGAAGGTGCCATAGCCCCGTCCCACGTGCTGGGCGAAGTCGTTGATCAGGGCGTCAGTCTTGCCGGGCCCCCTGGTCCCCTCGTACAGGGCCTCGTACACGGGACAGGTGATGAATAAGGTCTGGCTGCCAGGCAGAGGTCGCCACATAGATCAACTTTCGTCCTCCGCCTTCTGGCCCTCGGTGAGACGGCGCTTGTAGGTATTGGCGGTGTCCGCCCAATCCTCGGGATCCATGTTGAGGGGTTTGGGCATGGAGGGGGGTTCCTCCTCGAAGACATGGACCTTGTCGACAAAGCCCCGCTCATGGCCCTGCTTATCCAGGACATAGCGAATAGCCCAGGTCTTGCCATCCCGAAGGGCCCCGTCCAACTTGTGCTCGGCCATGTCCAGGCGGTTGGTTGTCCTAGAGGCCCGGAGATCATCCACCAGCTTCTTGAGGCCCTGGTTGTTCCTGATCCGTTTACGGACCGCCTGAACCGTCAAGTCCAGTGTGATGGCCGCCTGACTTACGTAGCCGTGGGCCTGGGTTAGGGCCTCGCGGTACTCACGTGTGGTGCGGTGTTTGCCCATAAAGATCAGAAACTTTCCGCCACTTTCTGCGTTTTTGTATAATAGCGGCCAGAAGCTGAAAAATAGAGGTGCACAAATGCCAGATGACAGTACTTTCGCTTGTCCCGTCTGCCTTGAAAAAGCAGAGTTGGAAGACCGTCGAGTTCACAACAATAAGATGCTTTATTCAATAAAATGTGAACGTTGTGGAGAATTCATGACTGGTGGTCGATTCAATGAGTTCGCCGGTATCGAAGGCAGGAAGCCTCCTCAAATAGAATGGCAATTAGGGCCCCGAAATAGTAGAAACCGTGGAGATCTTTCTGCTTGGATTAGAGAGGGGCATAGCGACAGGCTAGCTCTTGATGAAACATTTTTTTTAGATGAGAGCCGTAGTTCACTACTCTCAAGATTCAACAATGCTCGAAGGCAAGTGCGCTCATTTAGTGATCGAGCCAATAAGTTGCTTATATATCTCGCGAAGCTTAGTGAACATCCTGGACGAGTACTCAACTTTAAACCAGAGTGGATGGCACGGGCTTGGGCTGTTAATAGGGAGGAGATAGTAACTATTTGGGAATACCTGATAGATTTGAAAAAATTGAGGAGAAAAGGCGATTGGTCTTTTGAAATAAGCCCTGAAGGGTGGATTTACTTAGATGAAAGGGAGACAAGAATATTTGACAGCGATCAGGGTTTCATGGCCATGCCATTTTCTGATGAACTAGATAAAATATGGAATGAAGGCTTTAATCCGGGCATTGAAAATGCAGGCTATCGTCCATACAGAGTTGATGGTGATCCACACAACGAGAACATCTACTTCAAGATATTCAGCGAGATTAGAAAAAGCCGGTTCCTGATCGCTGATCTCACCAACCAGAACCCCAATGTATTCCTCGAAGCCGGTTTTGCTATGGGCCTAGGGATACCGGTCCTCTACACCTGTCGGGAGGATGATGCCAAGAATATCCCCTTTGACGTCAAACAGATTAGGCAGATTAGGTGGAAACAGGACGATCCAAACGCACTCGCTGATGGAGTCTCCCAAATGATTCAAGCCGTCCTTGGCAAAGGTCCTGTCCCTACAACAGAAACCTAAAAAGGAGGTGGCGTGATGGCTATTCCGAATTTTACATACTCCTTCCGACGTTTAGCTGCGGTCCCTTTGATACTCAGTCTAATCCTGGTAGTTAGTACTCCCTCTCGCGCTGAAGAACGGATAGAGCCCTATCGTCTGGCGATACAGGTCCTTAAGGTGGCCGAGAAACCACCCGAAAATATTCCCCCGGTATTCGATATCCTGTCTAAGGAGTACAGTGATATTCGAGGTGCCGATTTGGTTTACCTTTACATGAATGCCCTCACCACAGCCGATATTATTGCCACCAAACGAATGGAATGGTTTGGTAAGGATTCCCTTCCGGTTCAGGAAATTTCGTTAGCTTTTGGATTGGTTTGCTTACCTTTTGGAAAGCCTCATAAGATCACGCCAGATATTACGGCAGCCCGATTGGCGCTATTTAAAAACATGTTCTTCAGCCATCAGAAGAGAACAATGTTCCAGGAAAGCCTTGAAAATATTAGAAAGGAACTTACTCGTGAAAATGGCCGCATACCTCCATTATTCCCCATGCTGCCGTCAGATTTATTTAGGTAATACCAAGCGACAAACCCAATGACCGAGGTTCATCATGTTGTGGTGCCTGATTGAATATCCTGTAATCGAAATAACTTTGGTGGGTATTGCAACCATTCTTTTAATTAAATCATGGAGTTCAAAAAATAAATTGTCTGATGAAGAAGAAAAAGCTATTAAAAAGCCCGAG